TTGATGAAAAATGTTGGAAAGGTTATGAAAAGAAAGGTATGAAGACAATGTTTGGTAAAAGATATCCAAACTGTGTCAAAAAGAAGAAAACCAGGAAGGAAGAAGTTGAGTTAATTGATGAGAGAAGTCGTTTAGATGGTGAAAAAGAACAGAGAGAGTATCTGAAAAACAGACGTGATAAGGAAGGTGGCGGCAAAAACCCATACCAATATATTCCTGTGAAACAAGCAAAATTACAAAAAGAGGCGAAATCTGATGGAGATCCCTGTTGGGATACTCACGAAATGAAGGGAATGAAGAAGAAGGGAAACCGCATGGTTCCCAACTGTGTTCGTAAAGAGCAAGTTTCTGATTGGAGATCTGAATTAGATCTTCAGGAAAAGGAGTTCAAATCCCATAAAATGTATGATCCAAAAACTGGAAAGGGATATGATGCTGAGACAGAAGAGGATCATCTTCGTATGAAGAAGATGGGTTATACCCACGAAAAACCTGAGAAGAAGAACTGTGGATGTGGTAAAGATCCTTGTGAAACCTATGGTAAGAAGGAGGTAAAAGAAGACTGGCAGAAATCAAATCGCAAAGACGGTGTTGATGGTATGAGTCAGAGTTCCGTCAATGCATATAAGCGCGAGAATCCAGGTTCTAAACTGAAAACTGCTGTAACTGGCAAGGTTAAGAAAGGAAGCAAGGATGCAAAGAGACGTAAGTCTTTCTGCTCTCGCTCTAAGGGTCAAAAGGATATGCACAATATTGATTGTTCTAAAACCCCAGATAAGAAAATCTGTAAGGCACGTAAACGTTGGAGATGTTGAATTAGGTTTTTATTATGAGTGATAACATTTATCTTGGTAATCCAAATTTAAAAAAAGCAAATACTGCTCACGAATTTACAGAAGAGCAGGTCATTGAGTTTATTAAATGTAAAGAAGATCCTGTTTATTTTGCTAGAAATTATATCAAGATCGTATCTCTGGATCACGGTCTTGTTAATTTTGATATGTATCCTTTTCAGGAGAAGTTAATTGAAAACTTCCACGAACATAGATTTAACATCTGTAAGATGCCTCGACAGACTGGTAAATCTACAACTTGTGTCTCATATCTTTTACACTACGCTGTTTTTAACGATAACGTTAATATTGCAATCTTGGCAAACAAAGCATCTACTGCAAGAGATCTTCTTCAAAGATTACAACTTGCTTATGAGAACTTGCCAAAATGGATGCAGCAGGGTATCATATCATGGAACAAAGGTAGCTTAGAACTTGAAAATGGCTCCAAGATTTCGTCTAACTCTACTTCATCATCTGCTGTCCGAGGCGGATCCTATAATGTCATCTTTCTTGACGAGTTCGCCTTCATCCCGAATCACATTGCTGATGACTTCTTTGCCTCTGTTTATCCTACTATTTCTTCTGGACAAAGCACAAAGGTAATCATTGTATCCACGCCACGCGGTATGAATCATTTCTACCGAATGTGGCACGACTCAGAAAAAGGTAAAAATGAGTACATTCCAACTGATGTTCATTGGTCCGAGGTTCCTGGAAGAGATCAAGTATGGAAAGAACAGACGATTGCTAATACATCAGAAGCACAGTTCAAAGTTGAGTTTGAATGTGAGTTTCTTGGTTCTGTCAATACCCTTATAAATCCGGCAAAACTCAGGAATCTAGTTTATGAGGATCCCATCCAGAGAAACGCTGGATTAGATATTTACGAAAAACCTAGAAAAGATCATAACTATCTTATGACTGTAGACGTTGCTCGTGGTTTGGGTAATGACTACTCGGCATTTGTAGTGTTTGATATTACAGAGTTTCCATACAAAATTGTAGCAAAGTATAGGAATAATGAAATCAAACCGATGTTATTCCCAAATGTAATTCAAGATACTTTGAAGGGATACAACAATGCTTGGGTATTGATTGAAGTTAATGATATTGGAGAGCAGGTAGCAAATATTCTTCACTACGACTTAGAGTATGAAAATATGCTGATGGCAGCAATGAGAGGTCGTGCTGGTCAAGTTGTTGGTCACGGTTTTTCTGGTAAAAAGTCTCAAATGGGAGTTAGGACAACAGCACAGGTAAAAAAACTTGGTTGTTCTAACTTAAAAACTCTTTTAGAAGATGATAAGTTATTAACTCTAGATTACGATATCATATCTGAACTTACAACATTTGCTCAAAAGCATAATTCGTTTGAGGCAGAGGAAGGTTGTAACGATGACCTTGCTATGTGTCTGGTTATATTCTCTTGGTTAGTGGCACAAGACTACTTCAAAGAAATGACAGATACTGATGTTCGCAAAAGAATATACGACGAACAGAAAAATCAGATCGAGCAAGATATGGCACCATTTGGTTTCTTAGATGATGGAATCAATGATGCAGTTTCATTTACAGATAATAATGGTGATCGTTGGCATACTGATGAATATGGAGATAAATCTTATATGTGGGATTACTATTAATGGATTTAGATGACCAGTTAAAATTGGGTCATCTCCTTCTCTATGAAAGGGAATGTAGAATTTGTGGTGAAACAAAAAATTTAGTTGATGGATTTTACAGGACAAGAAAGGATAGAGGTCCTGTTGCTGCATCATATTCATATGAGTGTAAAGAGTGTACTAAGAAGAGGGTCAAAAAGCGTAGTAATGTTTGGGAATATCCAGATTGGTAGGTTTCACGTCAAGATTCCCCATTCAAAACCGACTTTTTAATAAATAATTTCAGAAATAACCTGGACCAAGGAGACCGAAAAGATGCCTCTAAACTTAGCATCTCCTGGAATTGTCGTAAGAGAAGTTGACTTAACTATTGGAAGAGTCGATCCAGTTTCTGGTTCGATTGGGGCACTTGTTGCTCCTTTCGCAAAGGGACCTGTAGATCTTCCTCAGTTTATTGAGAATGAGGATGATCTCTTAAACACTTTCGGCAGACCGTACTCGACAGATAAGCATTATGAGAGTTGGATGGTCGCATCATCCTATCTCGCATATGGAGGAACTCTTAGAGTTTCTAGAGCAGATGATTTTAATGTCACTGATGGAACTGGACTTAAGAACGCATTTGTTGGAACCGCTTCAAGTGTAAGAATTAAAAGTACTGAGCATTATGAGCAACTTGCTTATGATGATAATGCGATTACTAACGTAACTGTAGTTTCAAGAAACCCAGGAACATGGGCGAACGGAATTAGAATCGGAATTATTGATGCTAAGGCAGATCAAATTCTGACTGGAATTTCCACTGCTAACGTTCTAGTTGGTTATGGATTTACACAAGCAGTTCGTTCGGGAGCAACTGTTCCAGCAGCAACAGGAGGAACAAGACCAATTGATGGTTACTTCCAAGGAGTTATCACTGAGGTTGGTGATGGTCAAATCTCGACGAAACTTATTGCACACGTTTCGGCTGCAGGCACTGTAAGTAATGCAGATTACACTCAGAATAGTGTATATGCATTAACAAATGTAGGAAGCATTGGTATTCATACCACTGACACTGGTGTTATTGACGCACCAATGGCAACCCGCGCATATACTACTGAAAAAGATTGGTTTGAGAATCAGAACATCGAACTCAGTTCTACTGACTTCAATGGCGATCCAGTTAAACTTGAGTGGGATCAGTTATCAAACCGCCCAGGAACTTCAGAGTTTGCTGCAAATAGAAACTCTAGATTCGATGAAGTTCATGTTGTTGTTATTGACGACAAAGGACTTATTACTGGAAACGCAGGTTCCATCCTTGAAAAGCATCTCAATCTTTCCAAGGCAAAGGACGCTGAGTTCTCTGTAGGTTCTCCTTCTTACTGGAGAAAGTATCTTTACACTAACTCTCGTTACATCTTCGGTGGTTCTGCACCTTCTGGAACAACTTCAATTGCATTCTCTGATAATGGTAGAGAGCAATCTGAACTTGATGCCGACACTGGTTGGGATCAAAACGCAGACGGCGTAAACTTTGGTGGTTGTGGATCACTTTCACTTGCAATGGCAGGTGGTAAGAACTATGGTGGTTCAAACGACTTGACTAGTGCAGGTTCTTTGGATTGTGGTGCTGATGATATTATTTCAGGTCTCACTAAGTATGAGAATACTGAAGAGTTTGAGGTAGACTTCATTCTGATGGGATCTGCTAAGTACGATAGAGAAACCTCTCAAGGTATTGCACAAAAGTGTATCGCTGTTGCTGAAGAAAGAAAGGATGCAGTTGCATTCATTTCACCAAATAGAGCATCGTTCTTGACTGATAATCAAGTTGGAACAGTAACTGTAAACGATGTTGACACGATTACCAACAACGTTCTTGGTTTCTACGCACCATTGAGTTCTACAACTTATGGTATATTTGATAGTGGTTACAAGTATATGTACGACCGCTTCAATGATACTTTCCGTTATGTTCCTCTGAATGGAGACATTGCTGGTACTTGTGCTAGAACGGATATTCAACAGTTCCCTTGGTTCTCACCTGCTGGAACTTCAAGAGGTGCGATCCTCAACGCTGTTAAACTGGCATACAATCCAGGTAGGAAGCAAAGAGACGCATTGTATTCCAACAGAATCAACCCAGTTATCTTCTCCCCTGGAGCAGGTATTATCCTGTTCGGTGACAAGACTGGATTTGGTAAGTCCTCCGCGTTTGATAGAATCAACGTTCGCCGCCTGTTCATCTTCCTGGAAGATGCAATCTCTGCTGCTGCTAAGGACTTCCTGTTCGAGTTCAACGATGAAATCACAAGGACTAACTTCGTGAACATTGTTGAACCATTCCTCCGTGATGTTCAGTCTAAGAGAGGAATCTTTGATTATGTTGTTATTTGTGATGAAACTAATAACACTCCTGAAATCATTGATGCTAATGAGTTTGTTGCAGACATCTACATCAAACCCGCAAGATCGATCAACTTCATTGGTCTAACCTTCATCGCCACCAGAACTGGTGTTGCATTTGAAGAAGTAATCGGCTCCGTTTAATTCAATTAGAGGATAACTCAAATGCCATCTAGACAACAGATTAATCCACCCCCATTAAGGAAGATTACCGACTTCAAGAGTAAGTTAACGGGTGGTGGCGCTCGCGCCAATCTCTTTGAAGTCGT